CCACGAAATTGAAGCAAGCGAAAATTGTGCATGATGAAGCAAAAAGAATGGTCAAGCGGTCGCCGTCGCTGAACAGCCTGGTCGAGGTCCTCCGCGACAACCTATCCATCGACGCGACCAACAGCAAGTACGAGCCGCTGGCCGCCGACTCCGACACGCTCGACGGCCTGAACGTCTCCGGGGCGGTCCTCGACGAGGTCCACGCCCACCCGGATCGCGGCCTGTGGGACGTGATCGAGACGGCCACCGGCGCCCGGCGCCAGCCGCTCATGGTGGCCATCACCACGGCCGGCCTGACGGTCAACCCCGAGTCGATCTACTACGAGCTGCGGGGGTACTCGATCAAGGTGCTCGAGGGCCTGGTCACCGACGACACCTGGTTCGCCATGCTCTACGAGCTGGACGAAGGCACCTACGACGAAGAGGGCCAGGTGATCTCCGCCGGCGACGACTGGACTCATGAAGACAACTGGCCCAAGGCCAACCCCAACCTGGGCGTGTCGGTCAAGCTCGACGACCTCCGCCGCAAGGCCAAGAAGGCCCAGGAGACCCCGGCCGCCGCCCAGAATTTCCGCGTCAAACATCTTAATGAGGAAGTCGAGGGCGCGAACGCCTGGCTGCCGATCGGACTGTGGGACGCCGCCGAACATCAAGAAAACTGGTACGGGCCGGAAGGTCTGCGGCCCGAGCAGATCGAGCGATGGCGTGGCCGAGCGGCATGGGCCGGCGCGGACCTGTCCAGCGTCTCCGACCTGACGGGCCTGGTCCTGGCCATCCCCGACGACGACGGCTTCGTGGACCTTCTTGCGTTCTGCTGGTGCCCCCGCGACAACGCGATCGGCCGCCAGCGCGACCGCCGCGTCCCGTACCTCACATGGGCCGGGCTGGGCCTGCTGGAGCTGACCGAGGGAGACAGCGTCGACTACGACCGGATACGCGCGGTGCTCCGGATGGTCCGCGACGACTGGGGCCTGGACGTCCGCGAGGTGGCGGCCGACCCGCACAACGCCCGGTACGTGCTCACCAAGCTGGCCGAGGAGGATGGCTTCGAGGTGATCGAGCACCGCCAGACGCCGATGGCCATGAACAGCCCGATCAAGACGACGGAGAAGCTGCTGCTGGACAAGAAGATCCGCCACGGCGGCCACCGGCCCACGGCCTGGTGCGTCTCGAACGTGGTGACGCGCACGGACGCCAACGGCAATCTGAGCTTCGACAAGAAAAAGGCCCGCGAGAAGATCGACCTGGCCGTGGCCGCGGTGATGGCCGTGGGCCGCGCGGTCGAATCCCCCGACGACGCCGGCGGCGGCGTCTTTTACGCAGGAGACCCGGACGCAGGAGACCCGGACGCATGACCGCCAAGGGAATCATCGCGCTGGTGGGCCTGGGCCTCGTCGCCGGCGGCTGTCAGCACCAGTTCGGCCTGGCCGTGGCCAGCGTGGTCTGCGGCGCCCTGCTCTTGGCCTCGGTTGTGCTCGATGCGGTGTACGAGCGGAGAAAATAGACCCGACTGCCAAAATGGCAGCCGTAGCTTTGCGCCTAGTGCGATCCGAGGCCCTAACCTGACTCCTGACCCCTGACCCCTCACTCCTGACTCCTGACCCCTGACCCCTCACTCCTGACTCCTGACCCCTGACCCCGAAGGAACGACATGGTTATCCCTCGCTCTCCCGTCTGCCGCTGCCTACGCCGGAAGTTCACCCCGGATGGCTTGTCAGTGTTCTATGCCGTCGACCACGCACTGAATCCGATCGATGCGCTCGATGCCGCGGATCTCCCAAAACCCGGGTCGGAGTACAAGGAGTTTCCATTCGTCGTGATCTCCTCGTCCGCGCGGCCGACGCCCGATGGGCCGTCAGATTACGAGGTCTCTGTGAATTATCGGCGTATCGAAAAGGGGCCTCCGCCGCCGTCCAAGATGCTTCGAGCACCGTTGCCCAGCGAATCCTGACCCCTGACCACTGAGCACTGCACCATGATTCTCGACGCCCTCTTCCCCGCGCTGCGCCGCTCGGCGGTCAGCTTTGAAACCTTCCCGCCGCCGCCCGGCGACGACTTCTGGTACGGCCCGATCGGCGGGCCGAGCTCCAGCGGCATGCGCGTGACGGAAGCGTCGGCGCTGGCCGTCTCGGCAATGTTCGCCTGCGTCCGCGTGATCGCCGAGACGTGCGCCTCCCTGCCGCTGATCTGCTACGAGCGGACCGGCAAGCGGACCAAGGAGCGGGCGACCGACCACCCGCTCTACCGGCTGCTGCACGATCGGCCCAACCGCTGGCAGACGAGCTTCGAGTTCCGGGAGATGAAGTTCGCCCACCTGGTGTTGCGCGGGAACTTCTTCGCCCGGATCATCCTGGCCGGCCCGGGAGAGGTCGGCGAGCTCGTCCCGCTGCACCCCGACCGGATGCGGATCGAGCAGCTCTCCACGGGCCGGCTGCGCTTCCACTATAGCCCGCCGATGGCAGAGCCGCAGACCTACAGCCAGGACGACATCCACTACGTGCGCGGCCTGAGCCTCGACGGGGTGACGGGCATCTCGACGCTGACCTACGCCCGCAACGCGCTGGGCCTGGCCGCGGCCCAGGAGACGAGCGGCGCGGCGCAATTCAAGAACGGCCTGGTACCGCCGTTCTTCCTGACCACGCCGAACAAAATGAGCGGCGACGCCAAAAAGCAATTTAGAGAAAACTGGCGCGGGATGCACGCCGGCGCCGAGAATGCCGGGAATCCTCCTGTATTCGATCAGGGAATGGAGGCAAAAGCACTAGGTCTAACCAACAAAGACAGCCAATGGTTGGAATCAAGAAAATTCGAGGCCGAGGAGATCGCCCGGTTCAACCGGATGCAGCCGCACAAGATCGGCCTGCTGGACCGGGCAACCTTCAGCAATATAGAGCAAATGGCCATCGAGTTCGTCGTGGACACGATCCGGCCGTGGCTCGTGCGCGACGAGCAGGCCATGGACCGCGACCTGGTCGACGATCCCGACCGCTTCTTCGTCGAGTACCTGGTCGACGGCCTGCTGCGGGGCGACACGCCCAGCCGGTATAGGGCCTACGACACGGCGATCAAGGGCCACTTCATGACGCCCAACGAGGCACGCGAGCGGGAGAACTGGAACCCGCTGGACGGCGGCGACGAGTTCCCCGAACAGCCCGGCGTGACGGGCAAGGGAGGGAAGAGCGAACAGGAGGGAACGGAGGGAACGGAGGGAACGGAGGAAGGGAAAGAGGGAGGGAAAGAGGACGGGAAAGAGGACGGGCAGCAGCCGGCGTTTGCCTTGCTGCTGGAGGACGCGGCGGCGCGGATCGCGGCGGCCGAGATCCGCGGCCTCGAGGCCCGGGCCGCGAAGGCCGACCAGGACCGCGACCGGTGGAGCGTCTGGGTCGCGCAGTTCTACGTAGCGCACGCCGAGTATATGGAGAAGGTCCTACTGCCGATCGCCGACGCCTGGTCCCACGTCACCGATCACCGCGTCCGCGTCGACGTGCAGGCCCTGGCCAAGGCCTGCTGCACGGGGCACCGACTCGACCTCCAGGCCACCTCCTCCGTGCCGGTGATCCTGGACCTATGGCGCGCCAAGCTGGCCGGCGATCTGATCATGACACTCAACAGGAGCTTTTTCGATGCACCGATACCCGAAGATTCTTGAGGCGGCCCGCGGGGCCGTCTGGGCGATCCACCGGCCCAAGCTCGACGCCATCCTCGCATTTCTCGACACCAAGGCCAGCGGCGGCTCGGTCGATGCGACGCTGGTCGAGCGCATGGCGGCCGATAACCGCAGCCGGGGCAAGGCCGTCGTCAGCCGATCGGTGGCCGTGCTGCCGCTGCTGGGCACGATCACGCAGCGGTCCGACATGATCACCGAGTTCTCCGGCGGGACATCCACCGATCGGTGGGGCCGCGAGTTCGACGCCCTGGTCAACGATCCGGAGGTCGGGTCGATCGTGCTCGACGTGGACTCACCCGGCGGCACGATCTACGGCGTCCCGGAGCTGGCCGCCAAGGTCTTTGCCGCGCGGGGCACCAAGCCGATCATCGCGGTGGCCAACAGCTTCATGGCCAGCGCCGCCTACTGGATCGGGACGGCCGCCGACGAGGTCGTCGTGACGCCCAGCGGCGACGTGGGCAGCATCGGGGTGCTGGCCATCCACGCCAACCGGGCCGGGCAGTACGAGCAGGAAGGGGTGGAGTTCGAGGTGATCACCTACGGGGCGCACAAGGCCGAAGAGATCGACACGGGCCCGCTGGGCGACGAGACCCGGGCGGAAATCCAGCGCCGCGTGGACGACGACGGCAAGGTGTTCGAGGCAGCGGTGGCGAAGCACCGCGGCGTCCCCGTCAAGACGGTGCACGGCTCGTTCGGCCAGGGCCGCGTCTACGGCGCGGAGGAAGCCGTGCGCAAGAACATGGCCGACCGCGTGGCCACCCTGGACGAGACGGTCGCCCGCATGGCCAAGGGCGGCCGGCCGGGCAAACGCACCCGCAAGGCCGCGCTGCGCCGGAGGCTGGAGCTCGGATGACCGGGTGAGGGGGTGACGGGGATGATCTCCATACGCGCGAATACTTCACGGCTGAAGGCGGACTTTCTCCGGGCCCGTCGAGTGCTCCGGCGGTTCTGTGCCGGGATTCGCCGTCACCCCCTCATCTTCAGGGTGTCCCAAGCGCCCGACAAAAAAACGCCCTCACGCTGTCCCAGGAATCCTGGTACCGTGGATGGCTGATCGATGAGCCGGCACGCTGCGGCGGCCGGCCGTCGCCTCTTGATGAAGAGACGGAACGAGACAAAAAAAACTAGCCACGCTGGCTACGCCTCACGCTGCGGCGGTTGCGAGTCAAGGCGCAACTGCACCTTTGCACGTGAGGATCCCATGAACGTGAGACTCGAGCGGCTGCGCAAGCGCCATGCTGCGCTGACCAAGGCCAACCGCGCGCTGCTGGACACGGCCGACGCCGACGGCGACCGCGAGCTAACCGCGGAGGAAGAGGCAAGCTTCCAGGCCAACCAGGCCGAGCTCAAGACGGTGGCCGCCCGGATCGAGCGGGAAGAGCAGCTCGCCGCGCTGGAGAAGACGGCCGCCGCGGCCTACGTCCCGGAGAACCAGCCGGGCGACCAGACCCACCTCGAGGCCAAAGGCCCGGCGTGGCGCGACGATCCCAAGAAGGGCTTCAACTCGCCCCGCGACTTCATGCTCAAGGTCATGCAGGCCAGCACCGAGGGCCACACCGAGGACCCCCGGCTGCTCTTCCTGCGGGCCGACGAGTCGCTCAAGCGCCAGGCCGCGGTGGGCAGCGACGAGGCCGGCGGCTACAGCGATCCCTACGGCGGCTTCCTGGTTCCCGAGGGCTTTTCGCCGAACCTGCTCCAGACGCGGCTGGACGCCGATCCCCTGGGCGGGCGCGTCACGCAGATCCCGATGACGGCCCCCTCGGTCGCCATCCCCGCCCGCGTCGACAAGACGCACACCAGCAGCGTCTCGGGCGGCTTCCGCGTCTACCGCCGGGCCGAGACCGAGGACGTGGCGGCCAGCCGAGGCAAGTTCGAGATGGTCCGTTTGACGGCCACGCCGCTGATGGGCATCTCTTACGCCACCGAGGAGCTGCTGACGGACAGCCCGATCTCCTTCGCGGCCCTGATCGAGGCCGGTTTTCGGACCGAGTTCGCCTCGAAGCTGATGGACGAGCGGCTCAACGGCACGGGCTTCGGCCAGTTCACCGGCGCCATCAACAGCGCCTGCATCCTCTCGGTGGCCAAGGAAGTCGGCCAGGCCGCGGACACGATCGTCTTCGAGAACATCGTCAAAATGCGGGCCCGCTGCTGGAACTACGCCAACGCGGTGTGGCTGTACAACGCGGACTGCCTGCCGACGCTGGCCACCATGTACATCGCCATCGGGGCCTCGGGCGTGCCCGCGTGGGTCGCCTCGGCCCGCGACGGTGAACCCGACCGGCTGTGGGGCCGGCCGGCGTTTGCCACCGAGTACCTGCCGACGGTGGGCGACACGGGCGACATCCTCTTGGGCGACTGGAGCCAGTACCTGGAGGGGACGTACCAGCAGATCGAGGGCGCGGAAAGCGTCCACGTGCGGTTCCTGTACAACGAGCGGACGTTCCGCTTCACGATGCGCAACGACGGCGGCCCGTGGTGGAGCGGCGTCTTGACGCCCAAGAACGGCTCGACCCTCTCCCCCTTCGTCAAGCTCGACGCGCGAGCGTAAGCGCAGCACCAAAGCACCAAAGCACCCGATGCGCGTGATCTTCACCCGCAACACGAAGCCGCAAGAGGGCGGGCCATTTCGCCAGGGCGACGTGGTCGACCTGGCCGGCCCGAGCCTCCAGCGGTGGATCCGCCGCGGGGCGGTCGAGCCGGTCACCGAGCCGACGGCCCGGCACACCCGAAAACGCAAACCCAAACCACCGGAGGGATAGCCAGCGATGGTTACTCAGCTCGCAACCGAAAAGCTCTTCGCCAACGCGAAGATCGAGATGTTTTACCACGCTCCGGCCGCCGCGGCCACGGAGCAATCCGTCAAGGCCGGCGCGACCACGGCGACCTGGAAGGCGATGCGCGATTACGAGGGCTTCGCCGTGATCGCGATGACGGCCCTGCTCGGCGGCAGCGGCATGATCGAGCTGTCGATCTACGCCGCCACCGACGCCGCCGCCAGCGACGCCACCGAGATCAAAACCACCGGCGTGATCGCGGCCGACGCCGTCGGCGACTTCTCCTGTCTGGAGGTTTCCGCCGAGGAAGTCAACCACATGGGCGAGGCCCTCGGCTACAAGTTCACCCACGTGACGGCCTACGTCGACTGCCAGCACAACGACGACGAAATCGCCGTGGCCTACATCCGGCACGGGGCGAAGTTCCCGCAGGCCGGCCTGACCGCCGAAACGATTTCCTGAGAAATGCCGGGCCGAGGCCCAACCCATCCATCGCTAACAAAGGAGCAACCCCGAGATGGACACCAAGCTCTTCGGACGCAACCAACCGGGCGGCCTCTTCTCGATCGTCGACCGCGAAGTCTTCCCCACCGGGAACATCTGGTGGGTCGGCTCGACGGTCACGGCCGCCAGTGACGCGGCCGGCTTCGGCCGCAACCCCGACGCCCCCTTCGC